GTGTTGGCGGTGTGCTTGCGTTTACCAGTGGAGGTGAAGCAGAAGAAGATTTAGAGAGCGCCTTGGGTAATGTCACTGGTATCGGTAACAATGTCAAATACAATTGGCAAAATTGGTTTGAAAATGAATTACAAGAAAGATACGAAGGTGATTTAGAACTTGGCTATACCCAAGGGGAGGCTGAGAAAGAAATTGCTGTCGAAGCAGAATTTGCCAGGAATTTTATCAATGACTATTTGGTACCTCGCTTTGACACTTCTCGTTCAATGGATGAGTTTGTTGAATATTTAGATGTTCGACAGGAAGAGCAAAACCCCTTCCAAACACAAGACATGGTAAACGCTGTTCAGCAGGTAGCTCAGTTACGTTCTGAAGCTTATTTAGACCAGTTAAAAGGCACTGCTGATCGTTCTTTCAACGCTGATTTCTACTTTAATCCCACGGGAGATGATGCAAGAATTGATGAGTATGCAGCACAGAGAACAGAAGTAGCTAGTGATTGGGATAAGGCTAGATTTGGCACACCGGACGAGAGAGCTTATTGGTCTAGCCAAGGATATCGCTTTGGTTTAGACATTAATGACAAAGCAAGTTTTGCCAAAATCCACTTCCAAGTTAAAGGTCAAGGTAGGGGTTATGACGCTGCTGACGATATTTTGAATGCCGGTAAAGTCAAGGATAAAATTTACGATGATATTTTACCTACCCTAAAAGAAGAGGCTTTACAACAAGGTACTGTGTTTGGACAGTTTATTAAACCTGAAGAGTTTGCAGAAGAACTTTTGGAAGGCGTCGATCCTAATGACGACGAAAGAATCGATGAAATCCTTAAATCTATTGGCCTAGAAGATTTCTCTGGAACAATTGAAGAACTAAAAGAATATATTGCCGAAACTGTACGCACAGGAAGTGCGCAGGAAATCAGAGAAAATATTAAGTACCTGAACGAAAAACGTAAGAAGCCAACACAAGAAAATCTTGGTATTACTTATATTGAGCGTGCGGAAGATTATGATCCAGAAAAAGTCCAAGCTGAAACAGAGCTGTATAAGATATTTTCAAACGCTGGTTACAAAGGGACAGAAGATGAGTTTTATGAAAACTTCTTCCCAGATGCTGATCGCTCAGAACAAATTCTTCTTACCAAGAGCGGAAGGGATGATCCACTTAAGACAACCGGACTTGATTTTACGGATCCTTTTGCCGCTTATGGTACCGTCCAAGGCTTCTTTGACGAAGATGAAAGAGAAGAAAAAGAACGTGAAAAGGCAGAAGAAGGCGATAAAAAGAAAGAGAAGAGTTACTTCAGCTTAAACTTAGATGATGAGGACGAGGACTATAAGTCCAAGCGTGGACAAGAGATCCTTGGAGAATTTACTTCAATGTTCAAAGGTTTCTAATGGCTGATAAACGTAAAAAAGCAGCGAAAGCAGCCAAGCTTGCCAAGGACAAGATGGCTTGTAATAAGCCTAAGAAGACACCCGGACACCCAACGAAGTCACACGTCGTAAAAGCTTGCAAAGACGGAAAAGAAAAAATCGTCCGCTTTGGTCAGCAGGGTGTAAAAGGTGCTGGCAAGAATCCGAAGACAGCCAAAGACAAAGCACGTAAGAAGTCATATTATGCTCGTCATAATGCACAGGATAGTAACCCTGACAAGTTCTCTGCCCGTTATTGGAGCCACAAAGTCAAATGGTAAGTGTTGAGATGGAAATGTCCATCGAAGATTGTCAGGTTTTATACCAGGCAGTCTGCGATGCTCTCCAGTACTGGCCTGGTTCTCCTGCCCGACCCAAAGAACAACAGGAAAAATTTAGGCAAATGAAGTTCTTCCTGTTTAGCATTATGTGCGAAGCTTCTTTGGATTCATGAAAAAAGCCGACGGTTACATTCAGGCACGTCCCAAAAAAACACGTCAGGGTCAAGGAAAGCATTCGAAGCCTACAGGTAACAAGAAAAAGTATCGCGGTCAAGGTAAATAATTTGTGTATGATTGGAGGTAATGCTTATTACCTCCATGGCGGATTATTCGCTAGCTGTAGAACTTATCCGTAAGTATGAAGGGTATAGCGAGAAAGCATACCCTGATCCAGCTACTGGAGAAGAGCCGTACACGCTTGGCTTTGGTACGCAGTTTTATCCGGATGGTTCTCCGGTAAGACAAGGCCAGCGATGTACGTATGAGAAGGCAGTCGAATATTTATTCAATGAAATTACTGTTATTGAAGCACAGCTACGGAAGCTAAATTTAGGTTTAGATCCCTATATGACCCAGGCTTTGGTGTCGTTTATACATTCAGTCGGCTGGGAATCTTTTCTGTATAGCGAAGTTATTGACAACATTGAGCGAGAAGATTTTCATGGGGCAACCCTAGTCATGTCTGACTGGGTCTTTGATGCAGAACACAAAGTTATTGGGGGTTTAATTGATCGACGGCGTGAAGAGTCAGAGCTTTTCCTCACCGAAATTGACCCCGAAGAAGATTATGGCACCGATATTTTACTGCGTGCTTTCCGCTATTACTCAGCTTCCAGGCATCAAGTAGGTGCAATTAGACAGCTGGAAACCCAGATCAGTCCTTATGTCTTGGCTGAGTTTGCAAACTCATTCCGTGTCCAAGAAGATCCTTGGGCGGCGCTAACCGACTCGGAGTTAAATGCTATCTTTGACGTGTAGCCTTAGAATAACGGAAGCAAAAGAGATCGAAATGGAACGTTCTGTGGAGCCTAGAGAATTTCATTTACCACTTGAACTTCAATTTTCGATGCGGAAAGCAGAAATATGTGCCCAGGAAATGACATGGGAACAGCTACATGCCGCCCTATTGAACCTGTACCACCAAAGATTAATGGAGTGGTACGCAATCAAGTCCCTTATGGAAGATGAAAATATTCAGATTGACTTTGATGTACCGACCGAATTGGAGTTAGCAGAACTCGCTGTAAGTCAGATGTTTGATCCTGACGAAGACGAAGACGACGTAACTCCTTTTTGAACGGATAAACAGACATGCTGTCTACTGAGTACCGCAAGCGGCTTGAATTCATTTGTTCACGTATTGCCGAGAAACAAGAGGTTTTGTTAGAAGACATGATCTGGGCCGAAAAATTAGCCAAGGCGAATCGTTCGGCAGCTGAGATCTTACGTCGTGCCAGGCGTCTATCCCGAAATCCAGAGATGAAAGCAGACAGCCTGGACGGATTTATGAACGCCATGGATCTAGGTGATCCTGATCCAACAAATCACCGGACCACATTTAAGGATCCGGATGACATTGTCGAATGGTTTAGCCAAGAGAAAACAGATGACTGGCGTCAAAGAGACTGATGTGATCAGTCACCAAGCTCAATCAAACGCTCAAGATACCACTGCGCTTTCTGTAAGCTCTCGATACCCCCTTTCTGCCGTTCTCGCCAAACGTACTTTGCCGCGCATCCTTTTAGGTACCCTCTATATTCTTCACGTGTTAATTGTGCTTCGATCGCTTCAATGCATTCAATGGATCCGGAAGTGTAGTGAGCGGGGTGGTTAACCGGATCGGAAGTTAAATCGATATCTTCTTCCCAAATTTCTTTGTGCTTGGCAAGGTAAGCATCCCAAGGAGTTTCACGCTTCTCTTTGGCACTACGCTTCTCTTCTTCGTTATCTTTTGCCCAGGGCACAGGACAAATACCCCCTGGGCAGTCAGAGATTTCTTCGGTTCCTACCGGCTCAAACCACGCCTTTTCTTCGACTGGGCCATCATTTCCTCCGACGGTGCTCCCAGATCCATCAGAATCATCTTCGACTTCGGTGAGGCTCCAGCTTCCGACCCTTCCTCCATCGACGGAATGTATCCGGTCAGTCCCGGACGCTCCATCGATTCTGTCCCTAGATTCTTTCTTTCCATTCCCTCTTGACATAATGACAATCCTCTGTTCTGGTTGTCATATAAGGGTACATCATTTTCTTCATTAGCGATTGGCTGACCGAAATCCATTTCGGAAACCATGCGACATTTAACTTCGTCTTCGACGAAAGAATCTAAGAAGCCGACTGCGTCGAGCATGACTATAACCCGCGTTGATTTATTGCTTTTACAATAATACTATGGCAAGTTTCTTTGATCCCACCTACGATCCAAGCCGCGACTCGGCGTCGTCAGGTGTTGAGGTATCTGATCTTAATCCTGAAAAGATTTACGATACAGACTTACGTCGCTTTGAAGAAGATAAGCGTTCAAATGTTGAGAGCCTGAACGATAAACAAGAACGTATTGGTAAGTTTTTTAAGGCCGCCAAGAGTGCTGGTGCCTACAGACAAAGAGCTGGCATTGCAGAACCTACAATCCGGGGTAAAACACCCAGGAACCCAGCGGTTCTTGATGGGACAGAGTTGCCCAGCATGGGGGATACTTATGGGCCTGTGGGGAGCACTAACTACCCCAACAAGCCCCAGCCGTACGCAGGTCGTCCTTACGGTTAATTAAACCTGAGAAAACACAACATTCGGGGGTTGGTGTTGATACTTACCCTTCCGATCCTGGTAGCTAGTTTGGCACGGCTCACCGCGATAGAAGAGAAGCTGTGTGATACCTTCGTTAGCATAAATGCGATTGAAGAGTGGAGTGCAGTTACTGATTTCCAGCGTCAGATAGCCTTCCCAACCGCTTTCAGCTGGTGTGATGTTCACCAAAATACCTGACCGAGCATAAGTAGATTTACCGACTGCTACTACAGTTACATCCCGGGGCAGCTTGAGACGTTCCATGGCAACGCCTAAGCAGTAACCGAAGGGAGGCAGTAGAAAATATTGGCCCTTCTCATCTTCTAAAAGCTCTGTAGGACGGAGAATTTCAGGATTAAAATCCTTGGGATCCGATTCGCCAATATCAATACGTCCAAAAACCAAGCACTGATCTGGGGACAAACGGATATCGTACCCATAAGAACCCAAGCCGTAACTAAGTAACTTCTTACCGTCTTCCTCGCTAACCAACTTATCAGCGAAAGGAGCAATCATCTCCTTTTCTTCAGCCAACTGCTTGATTTCCCAGTCTGCAAGTACGCTCATCGCAACAATTAATCGTACTTCAGTATAGGTAACTCAACAAAGAATACGTCCTTTTTCTGAGTAGATATCAATGAAATTTTCGGTAGCTTTTGTTGAGTCACCGATGGGTGGCAAATAGACCAAAAAGGATGTACACGTTTTCTTTTTACTAATGCCTTCGCTTGTGTTCCGTACAAGAATCGGCGCAGTTTTTAAGATGCACATTGGGAAATCAAATATCTTTTGTTCGTAACGAAACATGTCAGGGCAGTTTGTAAAATACAAACC